TTTTAGAACAATTTAATAATTGTAATTTAGATCCAGACAGCCCAAATTATATTTCAAGAGTAATTGGTGATAGATATCCACAATATAATGATACTTTAGGTAAAGTTGAATTATTAGGAAATTATAGTAATATATCTAATTATATAAGAGTAGAAGTAGCTTCTCATGTAGAAGCAAAATCAATTTCTCCAAAAATATCACCAAAAGGATTCTCAGCAATATCTAACCCAATTAGAACATCATCTTTTGCTACTAACTTTACTGTCCCTTCAGCATCTTACGAAGGAATACAACAAACAGGAACAGATGGTACTTTTGGTACTAAAGGATATTTAGGATTTAAATTTAAAGAAAAAGAAGCAGATAATGTAAACTTCCTTAAACCATTACCTGTAGGAGCAGAATCTAATGTATCAGGTGATTTTAATGTTGAAAATTACTCAGGACATATGAGTTCAAGTTTATGGTCAGGTTCATTAAGTTCTTCAATTAGTATAACAGGAGCTACAGGACCAACAGCTAATCAGCTTAAATTTACAGTTCCTTTCCAAGGCGGAGAAGATGGTATAGCACCTTATACAGTTAGGTTTACAGGAGCTGAAGACCCTTCATCACCAGCAGGAACATATTCTACAGGGGATAACTTATATGGATTTGATTTAAATACTACAAACGCAGCAGGATTTAAAGGGTATAAAAAAGCAATAGACATATTATCAAATCAAGACGAATATGATATTAATATGTTAGCTTTACCAGGTGTTTTACACTCAATACACCCATTAGTTACAAACGCAGGTATTGATATGTGTGAAGAAAGAGGCGATACATTTTTTGTAATGGATTTAACCACAGTAGATTCATCAGTAAACACCGCTATAGATAAAGCAAATGCATTAGACACCAACTACGCTGCAACTTATTATCCATGGGTTAAAGTACTTGATTCTTCCATAAATAAACCAATATTAGTACCACCTTCAGTAATTGTACCAGGAGCTATAGCAGCTTCAGATAGAATAGGAGCTGAATGGTTTGCACCAGCAGGTTTAAATAGAGGTATTTTAGGAAATGTATTAGAAGCTAAAATTAGATTAAACCAAGCTGAAAGAGATAGATTATACAATGGTAAAATAAACCCAATAGCAACATTCCCACAAACAGGAGTTTGTATTTGGGGTCAGAAAACATTACAAGAAAGACCAACAGCTTTAGACAGAATTAATGTAAGAAGATTATTAATTACACTTAAGAAATTTATTGCAAGTTCTTCAAGGTACTTAATATTTGAACAAAATACAATCCAAACAAGAGACAGATTCTTAGGAATAGTTAATCCATATTTAGAATCAGTACAACAACAACAAGGATTATATGCATTTAGAGTAACAATGGATGAAAGTAACAACACAGCAGATGTTATTGATAGAAATCAATTAGTAGGTGCAATTTATTTACAACCAACTAAAACAGCTGAATTTATAGTACTTGACTTTAATGTGTTACCAACGGGGGCAACATTCCCATCATAAAAGAAGAAAAACCTTATATTTATAACGGAATAAAAATAAAAAAATAAAATGGCAATATTAGACTCAACACAAATGATGTTCACAGCATTCGAACCTAAATTACAAAATAGGTTTCTAATGGTAATTGATGGCATCCCTTCATACCTTATTAAGAAAATTTCAAGACCAAGTGTAACTTTTGGAGAAGTAGTTCTTGACCACATTAACGTGAAAAGAAAAATCAAAGGAAAAGCAAATTGGGACAACATCACAGTTGATTTATATGACCCCGTAACACCATCAGGTGCTCAAGCGGTAATGGAATGGGTTCGTTTGTCACACGAATCAGTTACAGGTAGAGACGGTTATTCAGACTTTTATAAGAAAAACATTCATATTAAAACTTTAGGACCAGTAGGTGATGTAGTTGAAGAATGGATTTTAAAAGGAGCTTATTGTCAACAAGCAAACTTTGGAGATATGGATTGGACTTCAGACACACCAGCAAACATTTCAATGACTATAGTAATGGATTATGCTATTTTAAATTATTAAAACATGAAATTATCACAATTAAGAAACATTGTCAAAGAATCCCTAAAAGAAATCCAAAAGGAACAAACAATACCAGGTAGTTCAACATCATCTTGTCATTTACCCCTAATGCCAAACGGGCCCTACCCAGCGGGGGCTGCACCAGATACGTGGAAGACTAAATGGGAACTTTTTAAAAACCAACATAACTTAGGCTGTAATTGGGTTAATCAAAAACACCAGTTATGGAGTGATAAATTAAATTTATTACGCACTAAACCATTTCCAAACTGTAGAAAAAAACATCAAGCTTACTTACAATATAAAATAAAACATGTCACTACAAACTACAGTAACTGTATTTAATTTGAAAATTTATAAAATTAAAAGCGCCTTTTTGGCGCTTTTTTTGTTTTACATATATGTATATCTGAACTAGTTTTAATAAATAAATAACGTTATGGAAGAAAAAACAAACACATTCCCCTCTGAAGAAGTTACATTACCCTCAAAAGGTTTACTTTATCCAGAAGGATCCCCTTTAAGGAAAGGAGTCATAGAAATGAAATATATGACTGCTAAAGAAGAAGATATTTTAACAAACCCAAATTTAATTGAAAATGGAACAGTAATTGATAAATTACTCCAATCATTAATTGTAACCCCTATCGATTATAACACATTACTAACAGGAGATAAAAATGCTATTTTAGTTGCAGCTCGTGTTTTAGGGTATGGTGCTGATTATACATTTACATATAGAGGTGAAGAAATCGATATAGATTTAACTACTATTGAAGACAAAATATTAGATGAATCTTTAGTTGTAGAAGGCAAAAATGAATTCCATTTTACTTTACCAACATCAAAAGTAAATGTAACTATTAAATTTTTAACACATGCAGATGAAAGAAAAATTGACAATGAATTAAAAGGTCTTAAAAAACTTAATAAAAATATAACATCTGATGTAACTACAAGAATGAAATATATAATTACGTCTGTAGATGGAGATTATGAACAAAAAACTATTAGAGAATTTGTAGATAATCAATTTTTAGCTAGAGACGCAAGAGAATTAAGAAACTATATTGAAAAAATCCAACCAAGTGTCGACTTATCTTATGATTATGAAGACCAGAGAGGCAATATCAAAAAGATTGATATCCCTGTTGGTATTAAGTTTTTTTGGCCTGACGCCTCAATATAGGAACCTCCTATTCTCTCAAGTGCATGACCTAGTGTACCATGGTGGTGGTGGATTTATACACTCAGAAGTCTATAATATGCCTACTTGGATGAGAAAATTTCATATTTTAAAGATTAATGAATATGTGAAAGAAAAAAATGAAGAAACAGAAAAAGCCCAAAAACAGGCCAACCCAAATTCTAATAAATCAGTACAAGGGCCTAATATAAATCCTTCTTCAACATATAATTTTAAAAAGTAAAAGATATCGCAAGATATCTTTCTTTTTTCATATTTATATATGAATAATATTACACTATGGCTAAAAAAATAGACGAAAATAAAAAAGATATAGAAGAACAAAAAAAGTTCAATAAAGCTAAAAAACAAGAACTTAAACATACTAAAGAGACAAAAAAAGAATTATTGTCTCAAAAAGAGGCTTTAAATGAACTTCTTAGACTTCAAAAAGTTGGAGTAGAGGCTAAAAAAGAAATTTTGGGTATGTCTAGAGACTTAGCCAAGTTTTCTGCTGAAGAAGCAGTTAAAGTTAATGAAAACAATGACTTAATAAGATCACATGAAGAAATCCAATCTCGAATTTTAAAAGATAAAATATTAAGAAAATCAGTAGAGGAGGAAATTGATCATCTTACAGATCAAGGTACGGATAAAAGTCTAGAAATAGCCAAAAACCTTCAAACTCAATTAGACACTACTGGAGGGATTGCAGGTAAATTAAATGATGAATTAGCAACTAGAAAATCAATAAATAAACACCTAGGATTGACCGACAATATAATGAGAGGTCTAGAACAAATTCCTTTCTTTAAAGAATTTGTAGATGGACCAAAAATTATTAATAAAGCAGAAAACGCTATTAAGGGAATGGAGGATGAATCTAGAAAGTCAGCAGCAGGAATGAGCGCAGCCTTTTGGGAGGCATATGAACAAATAAAAGAAAACGCTTCAGCTGTAGGAAAAGCTGTAACTGCGTGGACTTTTACGTCTGCGATAAAAGGTGTAATAGAACTTAGTACACAAATAACAAAGGTACAAAAAGCATTAAATCTTTCAGATAAAGCAGCAAGACAATTAGATGTGGAATTTTACAATATGTCTGTTCATTCAAGAGCTACAGGTATTTCTGTTAGTGATATAAGAAATAATTTTTTATCTCTTAATGAACAATTAGGAATAATGACAGATTCAATTTCATTAAAGAAGATAAATGAAGAAATGGTTATATTAGCTAAATATACAAATTTATCAGTTGAAGCTCAAGGAAGGTTTGCACAAGATGTAATATTATCAGGTAAAAAGGCACATATTATAACCAAAGAAGCAAGAGCAACAGTTGAGGCACAAAGTAAACAATTTGGGTTAGGAGTACATGTAAATAAAATACTAGACGAAGCAGGAAAAATAACAGGAGTAATGGCTGCTAATTTTGGTTATAGTATTGAAAGAATGGCTAAAGCTTTAACAATATCCAAACAATTAGGTGTTTCTCTTGAACAAACAAAAGGCATCCAATCAGGTATGCTTGATTTTCAAACATCAATTGAAAACGAATTAGCAGCAGAATTATTTACAAACAAGCAACTTAATTTAGAAAAAGCAAGGTTATATGCTTTAACAAATGATTATACAAATTTACAAAAAGAAATAGTAAAACAATTTCCTAGTGTAATAGAATTTGAAAGAATGAATTATTTTGCTAAAGAAAGAACAGCAGCAGCATTAGGATTAACTGCAGATTCAATGGCTGACATTTTAAGAGATGGCAAATCAAATTTACAATTAGCTGAAGAAGCAAAAGCAGCTGGAGAACATGAATTAGCTAATTCATATGAAAAACAATCAATAGCAGAACAATTTGCAAATACACAACAAAAAATCAAAGAATCTTTAGTAGAGATGACGATAATAATTTTACCTTTTGTTGAAACCCTAGCAAAAGCACTCTCTCATACTAAAACAATTTTTACTTTTCTAGGTTTGATTGCAGGTATTAAACTTTTAGGATTAATAAATTCAGTTCGTTTATTAGCAAGAGCTATGAGAGCAAAAGCTATAACAGCTGCAATAGCAAAAGCAGCAGCTACCCCCTGGGCTATCCCTGTTTTAATTGCGGGTATGGCTACCGCAGGATATGTAGCTGGGTCTATAATAGATAGAAACACACCAAGTAAAAATGATTTATCCCCTATGGATGTTGCTGAAATCCAAAAAGGAGAAGTAAGAGCACATAGAAATGAATCAATTATAAGAACAGACACATTAGAAGCTTTATTAAATAAGGCAGGAGGGGGAAATCAACAACAAAATATACAACCAGTTGTAGTATCAGTTAATTACAGTGGCTTTGATGCAGTTAAAGCCCCAACACATTATAAACAACCTGAAATAGGACCAATAGCATAAAAAATACAAAATTATGGCAATAGTAGACAAAAAATCAAAATTAGACAGAAATTATAGAAATAATGAAGGCCCTAAGGTAGGAGAATCATTACCACAAGATGGACAATATTTTACAGATAAAGGAGTATCAGATTCTCCTTTTAAAAGTAAAGATGGAGATCATATGGTATCTCTTCTTAAAAACAGCACA